TGGGATAAAAACATTTCTATCAGGTGCATTGCGTGTCATTATCCAGGTCATCCTGGGAAAAGGACAAGATGTGCAAGATGCTGTTATCAAGCCATTTCAGCAGGCTTATGACTTTGTTACTGGGCTTTTTGGTAAGCTCGGCGGCATTATTAATGATACATTGAGCAACATCGGAAAGCGGATAAATGATCTGCATATCCCTGGTCTTCCCAAATTCGCATCTGGCGTCGAGAACTTTGGCGGCGGTATGGCCTATGTCCACGCGGGCGAGGTCATCACCTATCTCCCGCCTGGCTCATCGGTCACACCTGCAAGCAAGGTCAATAGTATGATGTCCTCGCAAAGCAACCAGCCGGTGCAGATCACCGTCAATATCGCGGGGCGCCAGGTAGCTCAGGTGCTGCTGCCTGAGTTGGTGCAGGCCATCAAATACGGAGTAGGGGGTATACACTAATGCCCTATTCCATCTCTGTTGGGGGTGCCACTGTCACTGTTCTGGCCGGTTCGCTCCATGTCGATAGCTCTATCGGGCGTCGTTCACAAGCCTCTTTTATGGTCTATACCGACAATAATACGCGCTTCCAACAGTATCAACAGGTCTCGATTTATGATCAGAACGGGGTGCTTGTCTTTAGTGGCTACATCACCGCGCCGCAAGCACAGAAGCCAGGCTTCCAACCTGTCCTACTGCATACCCTCACCTGTGCCGACCAGCACTTCCTGGCTGACAAACGCATCATCTTTGCGAGTTATGTCAACACCACGCACGCGACCATGGCGCAAAGCATCCTCAATTCCATCCTGGCACAGGAAGGCGTGACGCTCGGCGCGATTGTTGAGACGGAGACGCCGCTTGCGACGTTGTATCCGAGTACGACGTTGTATCCGAGTACCACACTCTACCCGATAGATGACCCGCCTGCCGATAGCATCCCGACGGCCATCTTTGCCTACTGCACCGTAGCGCAGGCATTAGACGCGCTCATCGCAGCCACATCTGACTCAGGCGTTCCCTTTTACTGGGCCATCGATCAGAATAAGCAATTCTGGTTTGTGCCCTATACCTACATCGTCAATAGCACCCTGGTGGATGGCACACAGATTGACCAGAGGAACAACCCTCCGGCGGCACAGTGGCAAAACTCGACCTACCGCAACGTGCAGTACATCCTGGGCGGCACTTCGCAAACACAGACCCAAACGGAGACACGGGTGGGCGATGGCAATACAACGGCCTGGACGATGGGCTATGAACTTGCTCATACCCCAACGATCACGGTCAATGGGGTGAGCAAATCAGTAGGCATCAAAGGGGTAGACATGGGCAAGTCCTTCTATTGGAACGCCGGTGATGCCACGATTTCGCAAGATAGTAGCGCAACTCCGCTCACGAGCAGTCAGACGCTTGCCGTTACCTACATCGGGCAATTCCCGACGGTGGTCTCATCACAAAACGATGCACAGATCAGCTACGAGCAGTCCATTGATGGCTCAACCGGCATCATTGAGCAGGTAGACACCGACGCCACGATCACCAGCCTCACGGGTGGCTATGCTAAAGCAGGGCAGCTGCTCACGCGCTACTCGCAGCAAGGCACGCAACTCATGTTCACCACGCTGCAAGCAGGCTTCGCACCAGGGCAACTCGTCACCGTCAACCTGCCTGACTTTGGCCTGAATAATGTGGGAATGCTCATTGAGACGGTCACGGCCTCCGACCAGCAAGACGGTTTCAACATCTGGTATACCGTCACGGCAGTCGTTGGGCCATACGATCAAACGTGGGTGGACTTCTTTAAGAAGATTTTAGGGCCGACCCAGAATTCCATCAACATTAGCGCGGGCGTCTCGCAATCACTGCCATTGGTGCAATCATTCCAGGGGGGCGTCACGATCTCAGCTACGCTCAACACGATTGTCACTGCTTGTCCTTTACCTTCAACAACGTTGTTCCCTAGCACGACCTTATATCCATGTTGAGGAGGAATGAATGAGCGCAATTACAATCACCACGGCTGGACGTAACCTCTTACGCGATGGAGGCTCAGGGGCACAAAACCCAAAGATCACCTATGTGGCCCTCGGCACCGATAGCACCGCGCCAGCCGTGGGCAATACACAACTCGGCAATGAAACATTTCGTAAGTCGGTAACGAGTTACACCAATGGCGCGAACGGAGAAATTTTGATATCAATGTACCTGAGTCCAAGTGACCTCGTGGGCGGGAACATCCAGGAGGTGGGCTTCTTTGGGAACAATGCGACGAAAACAGCGAATAGCGGCACGCTGCTGGCGCGTGGGCTTTATGCCCATACTCACATCAATACGGAGTCAATCCAATTCCAAATTGACTTTACCATAACCTAAAGAGAGGAAGATGACATGGGGAATTATCCTGTAACGGGCCCATTCACTAACAACAGCGCACCTGGAATCGCTTTTGGGTTTCTGAACAACCTGGAAGCCTTTATCCAACAACTCGAAGGCGACACGGGTGTAACCACCATCAATGGTGGCACAAACGGAACGGCCGACCACTACCAGATACTGCAAGGCACGGTAAAGGTATGCGTCATCATCGAGAAGAGTTTCAGGACAGCAGGCGCTAATCAGGATTGGACGCTCCCCGTGGCATTCACCACCAAGGCTTTTTTCTTTGCGGGTGACTGCGTAACGTTCAGCTTTGTGAATGCCAGTTCGGTGCAGAATGTCGATGTGATTACTGCGCTCGCGGCTGGTGGAGGTACCCCTGTAAATCAGGGAACAGTATCAGCCCATTCGCTTGGAGGTATCACCCATCCATTCGATACGATCAGACACACGTCAGGCGCGGGCAGCAATCACAACTCAACCATTATTGTCATCGGGGTATGACCTGCATCAATGCGGTATCCATCCAAGAAAGAGCATGTCATAGATAATCAGGGCCGTGACGGACACGGCAATCAGTACCCAGGCAAGGGTCACAAAAAATCTTTTCATGGAGAGAGTATAGCAGATGAGTACAACGCTAACCGCGCAAACCGTTGCATTTATCATGGCACCCGCCACCCTGACCAGGGATGTCATCTTTGAGGATAGCGGGGTGCAGGCGGCGATTGGGTTCAGTCTTGGCCAGAATGTGCTCATTGGGCGACAGCAGTACGCGAGCTTTGCCGGTGGGTTGCTACCACAGGTCGCCTACACCCTGACATTCCTGGTCACGGCCGCTAATGCGGCTGCCATTGTTGCCGGTATTCCAGCGTTGAAAACACGGATGGATGCAGCCCAGGCGGGCTTTACCGATATTGTGACCTGGGGCACGCCGTTCGTGTTCGGATAATCTGGAGAAAAATATGTGGCAAATAGTGCTTACAATTGTTTTCTATTTATGGCTCTTTGCGGTGCTGTATCTCTTATATCGCCATGCACTTGAGAGCGGTGCGCGTCAACGTCGCTTGCAGGATGCGCTCATTGATGCCACGCTCAAGAGTAGTACTGCGGCGCTCAAGGTTGCTGAAGCCATCGAGGAACTTGTGGCCTATTTGGAGAAAGACCGTCATGCCTCCTGAACTGAGTTCGCTTTTGTCGGCTGCCGCCATATTTATCACAGTGATTGGCGCTATCGGGGTCGTCCTTGCTTTTCGAGGCAATACCGGCAAAGGACTCAGCGAGGTGCAGGAGAAAGCCATCAGTGCTTTGACCTCGCAAAATGAGACACAGGAGCAGCAAATCAAGGCACTGGAAAAGAAGGTAACACATCTCAATCGGGTGCTCATCACTGTTGAATACGCGCTCAAAAGGCGCGGGCTGCGCATCGAGATTGATGATGAGGCAATCACACTCATCGATGAGCATACAAAGGCACATCAGACGATGCAGATACGGGTGATGGATACTATGCCCGACGACAACAAGGGAGCATAAGGAGGAAGAATGAGCAAGCAACTAACAAAAAGTAAGCATGTCACGGAGATTGAAGACCGCGTGAAACAGTTAGAAGACCGTATAGCTTTCCTCGAAAAGACGGTGCAAGAGCACTCACACAATATCACGCCTGAAACCATAGCGGCAATCGTGGCTTATGTCAAGCAAGATATTGTAAGTATGCTCGTACCGCCTGCACAGCCAGCAGAAGAAGAAAAAGAGCAAGAACAGGCAGGATAAGCCAATGCCACAATTCGGAGTATCACCACTATCAACAACAACTCTCGGTGCTAATCAGTTTCCGGTCGGCATTTGCTTCGTGCCAGGAACCGCCAATGGTGATCTAACATCGCTTGAAGGCATTTTCATCAATACCGATGCGAACGGGTATAAGTCATCAGCTATGCGCGTCGGGTTGAAAGATGGTGATGATGTTACCCTCGGCACGACCACACAGACCAAAGCGACGGACGGAAGTGCTACTTCGTGGTCGGTGATTCAGCTTCAAAAAGGTATTCTCGATAAACTTCTCAATTCTGTCGCGG